GTTGATCACGTCACGACGATTATCGCAAATGGTATTATTGAAGATATGGCAAAAAAAATAAAACTCAAACCACAACAAGTTAAGAATGCTTTTACAATTTTTGTAAAGGCAACACTAGAGAACCCGAACTTCTCTAGTCAAGTTAAGTCGGAGTGTACAACCAAATCGCAACACTTTGGAAGTAAATTTGAATTACCCAAGACATTCGTGAAGAATGCTCTCAAGACTGGTATCGCCGACGAACTCACAGCCCTTTCACGGTTCAAGGAAATGAAAGAACTCAAGAAGACCGATGGTGCACGTAAATCTAAGATTACAGGTATCCCTAAATTGGATGATGCGAATAAAGCTGGGACTGCACATTCGGGTAAGTGCACTCTCATCGTAACAGAGGGTGACTCGGCAAAGACCCTCGCAGTTGCGGGTCTCTCCGTAGTTGGTCGTGACCATTATGGTGTATTCCCTCTCCGTGGTAAGTGTAAGAATGTACGTGATGTTTCAGTCTCACAACTCACATCAAACCAAGAGTTCAACGATCTCAAGAAGATCTTAGGACTTCAACAAGGCAAAGAGTATACAGATGTTTCTGAACTTCGATATGGACGTCTCATGATCATGACAGATGCAGATAACGACGGAAGTCACATCAAGGGTCTTATTCTCAACATGATCCATTACTTTTGGCCGAGCCTATTAAAATTGAACTTTGTCGTGAGTATGGTGACACCTATCATCAAGGCAATAAAGGGTTCTGAGACTAAATCGTTCTACACCGACTCAGCTTTTCGAACCTGGTACGGAGACGGGAAGCAGGGGTGGCGCATCAAGTATTACAAGGGTCTCGGTACATCTACATCTGCAGAGGCTCGCGAGTATTTCAAAAAAATACAAGATCTCACGGTAAAGTTTGACGTGGATGTCATGACAGATAAATCAATCATACTCGCATTCGATAAGAAGAGGGCAGATGATAGAAAGGTGTGGCTACTCGAAAGTACAGCAAAGGATGCACGCGAGCTTGAAGTACCGTACGGTCATGTCAAACGTTTGTCTATTACGGACTTCGTACACAAGGATCTTGTCAATTTCAGTCTCGCAGATTTGAAACGATCCATCGCACACGTAGCAGACGGTCTCAAACCTTCACAGCGTAAGGTGATGTATTCATGCTTCCAAAAGAATTTACGCGATGAGATGAAGGTTGCACAGTTGGCTGCGTACGTGGCAGAAAAGAGTTCGTATCATCACGGTGAAGTATCTCTCGCTGAAACTATTGTCAAACTGGCAAACGATTACACCGGGTCAAATAATATCAACCTTCTCGAACCGTGTGGTCAGTTTGGAACTAGGCTTATGGGTGGTAAAGATGCATCTCAAACAAGGTATATCTTCACACGGTTGACAAGTGCTGCTCGAAAGATTTTCGACCCCAAAGATGACCCTATACTCAATTATTTGGATGATGATGGTCGTTCAATTGAACCTGAATTCTACATGCCTGCATTACCAATGGTTCTCGTGAACGGCACGGAAGGTATCGGCACAGGGTTTAGCTGTTACGTACCCCCATTTAACCCCAAAGATATCTCAGCTAATATACTTAATTTCATCACTGGTAAGGGAATTCAGAGAATGAAACCATGGTTTAGAGGATTTAAAGGTCGTGTGTTTTATGAAAATGAAACATGGGTCACGGAAGGGGTGTGGAACGTGATCGGTCAGACTATCAAGGTGACAGAGCTACCACCCGGGCGATGGACACAAGATTATAAGGAGCATCTCGACACGCTTACCGAAAAGAAGATTATTGGCTCGTATACAAACAACAGTACAACGGAAGATGTTGATTTCGTCATACAGAACTATTGTGGTAAAGATATCATCAAGGATCTAAAGCTACACAAAACAGTTCGAACGTCGAACATGCACTTGTTCCACCCAACGAAGGGAATTCATAAATACGAGAGTGCTGAAATGATCCTAATGGATTTCATCAAACTTCGCCACGAGTACTATATCAAGCGTAAGGCTCACCTGATTAATGTTCTTCAGATAAAGGTTGACACGTATAACCACCGGGCGAAATTCGTCACGATGGTTATCAGTGGAGCGTTAATAGTGTTCAAACGTAAGAAACGAGATCTTGAAGTAGAATTGTCGCACACGTTTCCAACAGTTGAGGGAAGTTACGACTATTTGTTAAACACCAAGACAGTAGAATATACAGAAGAACGCGTAGCAGCGTTACTCAAGGAAGTGAAACAGTTAAGAGATGAACTTCAATTGACAACATCTACAGCACCTCTTTCAATGTGGGAAAATGATATTAAAAATATATAGACAATAGATAAGTATGGGATTACAAGGCCCGGATCAAGGTGCAGTATTATCCCTGAATGCGATAGGTCAACAGGATACGTACCTATTGAAAACCGACCTCGAACATTCCCTCTTTAAATATGAAGCGAAGCAGCATTCAAACTTTACAAAATTTCATAAAAGCGTTACCATCTCTAAACCATCCTCTAGCTCCGCTACGTGGCCTTTAGGTGAAACTATCAAGGTTACATTAAACCCCCAAAATATGGGAGATTTGTTATCGAATATGTACATACACATGACAATGCCAGCCGTCGAATCCAACTCTAATGTAGCTGATCAAGTTGGTCGTCATGTTATTGAAAGTGTCTCTATGCGTGTAGATGAGATTGAGGTAGACAAATACTACGACGATTGGGGTATAATTTACGATGAAATGTATCTCGACGCATCGGAAAAGCGCACCAAACGGTATATGTTGAACAGAAATCAATCAGATAACGTCTCACACGTAAATGATAGCGAGATATCCAGGTTTAAATCAACATTGATGGTTCCCATTCCATTATTCTTTTCTCGCAAATACGAAGGCGACGAATATGATTCAAATTCCCCAAATAGACCATACTTTCCAACGTGTGCAATGCACAAACAGAAGATAGAATTTGAAATTAAATTTAGACCGAAAACGTTTTTTACAAATTCATCATACGATTTAACACTCGATACGTTTGATATTGTCACTGAAGAAATCACATTAAGTCCTCAAGAGCGTACATATTTAATGACAAATAAACAAACGTTTATCACTGATATGGTTAAGAAACACCCCACAGAAGAAACAAAACTATCTGAAAATTCAATCAAATTACAACTCATCCCGGATATACCAGTCAAGACGATGTTTTGGTTTCTGCGAAAACAAATATATGAAGATGCAGGTATACACGGAAGTCCCAGTCGCCCTGATACAGATATAACAACGCGTCAAATGTCAAATAGGTTTAACTTTTCATCCGCTACATCCTATTTAATTGGAAATTCATTTTCGTCGGCGGTTTTAGACTCAGCTAAACTCTATATAAATGGTCAAGACTTACCTAATATACCCATCGCTGATCATAATTATTTTAAATATATCGTACCCTATAACACACGATTATCTAGACCTAATAGAAATATTTACACGTATGCATTCTCGATGAATCCGATTAATGTGGAACCATCGGGAAGCTTGGACTTTAGTAAATTAAATTCAGATCGTACCTTGTTAGAAATACAGTTAAAACCCGGCTTATCGGATGTTTATAATTTACATTTATATTATGTTGGGTATCAAACGTTTGAATTTAATAACGGATTTATGTCACTTGCTTACTAAAGAGTGTATCATGATGTACACGAATGTAATCGACAATCTTATTCCTAATACACCATCGGATGAAATTCAGCTGTGCAACAGTCGTATGAATTTCATCTGGTGTCTCAGGTACCTTATACACGATTTTATCCGCGCGACAGAATGGATCGAACAGTTTTTTACTGTACCCATCTAGACTTGATTTATAAGCACAATGCACACTGAAAATTCGACCGTCGTTCGTTTCGTATGAAAGGTTATGTTTTTTAGAATAATTCGTAATAAACCATTCCAGATTGCGTAGAGATATACCCCCACTTTTGTTTAAAAGTTCAATTAGCGTAGCTCTATTTTCTGGTATGGTGTAAAAATTATTAATAGATGTTAATAGAATATCAGACTTATTCATATTAAATAATAGAAGGCAAATCTCTAAATTCATTTGCAACCACTTTTTTTTCACATGCCGGACACCCCACAACAAGTCCAGATGGAAATGGGTGCGTGTGCCGCAATAGACCCCGTGGCATGAGTATAGGGGTGCATGGCCGCCGGTCATCGACGTGTACACAGCAATATCCATCGCGAATTGCTTTATTTGTACATAGTTTACCATTTTTCCGTATCCCTAAACAACGCTTATCCGCATCTGGTGCAAGATCGCGTCGAACGGTTTTAATTGGAATTGCATACAGAGCTGACACCTTTTCTACAACTTTACTCACGTAATCGTGGTTTTCTTTTTCTAATTTCGTGATGTTAGATTTATGTTCCACTTTTAATGCATTTATTTGCTCTTTGTATTTATCGACAATGTCTCGGGTAGTACGACTATGATGTTCCTTATGACCATGTACAGCTTCCCTTAATCGCTCGTTAAAATGCTCCTTTTGCTCACGTGTATGTTCATTCGTCTGAGCCTTGATTTCTTTCTCACGTTCGGTAACCTGACGCCGAGCTTCCTTCTGAATCAAAATTTCAATCTGTTCAGTTACACTACCTAGCATATATTATCATGGGGTCTTTTTTTTAAATATATCGCTCAGTAGCATTTGATTCTTATCAGGCGTCGATGCAGTCGCTTTCGTTTTTTTAGGTGGTTTAGCTCTTAAAAGTAGCTCACCGAAAATGTCACCTTTAACATCATCAAACAATGGCTCGAGTAAGTCACACACTGGGTTCAGGAATTTATTCAGAAAGTAATAGGGGTAATCGATCGCAAGATTGTGTTCTTTCGCATATACAGGATCCTCAGATTTTTCAAAGGCACGTGCTTTAGGGTCGTCAGTTTTGACTAATATATACGGCACTCTATCACCCGACTGTGGCTCAGATCCCGGCTGACGCTCGCGCATTTTTCTCACTACTTGCACGTGTGCTTGATTGATATCAGTGATATACGCACTTAATACAGAAACACTCTCACCCTTTACCTTATACGAATCCGAAAGCCCTTGACTCAAAATCAGTTTTTCGTTTGGGACGTCACCCTCGAGTAGTTCAATCGCTCGTTTTCGGGCCAGTGCCCGTGGAGCCACGGTATCGCTACTATCTAACACGACATCGAGGAGTTCTTTACACACCTCTCTCATGAAAGGTGTGTTATCACGTCTGACAAGCTGCAACCCCTTTACATCAATATAATCCATATTCATATTCCCATCTTTACCCTTTGTCCAAAGTTTAGCAGCGTACCGCTTCTTTGAATAGAGGAAATAAGGACAATACACCTTTTCAAGTTCTAAATTATTCGGAGCCTTGAACAATTTTGTGCATTCATCAGCCGCCTTTTCACCCAGTTCCCAACTATACTCGATAGCTTCTTTACCCGTACGCCCTCCAACATCAAATTCAATCATAACACTATCCGTGTCACCGTATCGCACCTTAGATCCCGGATAATGCTTTTCAACATATGTCTTGGTATCGTCAATCATATTACGCCCTTTCATGGTCGTCGTAGATGCGATAGCTACACATGGTAAAATACCCTTCGACGCACCCGTAAAACCGTATACGGAATTCATGGAAATTTTATACGCGAGTTGTTTACCGTTGTACATCTGTTTCGTCGCACCTGTTGACTGCGCCATATCCTTCTTAGCTTGTTTGCGAAACTGTTTCAATTCTGCGAGAATACTCGGTAAAATACTCGGTACATTTTGGGCAAATGTATGCTCACCAAAACGTTCATACTCGATACCAGGTAGGTTGTCATATTTCTTGTCCCGTACAAGACTAGAATAACAGAGATTATGTGCCATCATGATAGATGGATATAGACCCTCAAAATCTAGTGCTGTAATTGGTGTATAATATGCACCAGATTGCGCCTCGAGAACAGTTGCCCCAACATAACCAGTGTTATCAACGTGGCCGTATTCGTACGCGGGTACCTTGAACCCCATTTCACGCGCCTTTTTAGTCAATTGACTGAAGACCTTGATTTGTTGCCCCCTCTCAACTAAATAACTCAACGGAACCCACGTCGCCTTGGCCATTTCCAGTAAATTCATCAGTGTTGATAATTTTGCTATCAGTTTATGAGGAAGTAACGTATCCTTGATACAATATTCGGCAACTTCACGTAACTCGACTGGATCTTCTCGAACAAAACGAGCAAACATTTCTTTTGGAGGCATGTCAATTTTTTGATCTCCTAAATAAATTTGAGAAACGTTGTTAAGTTTATACGAATCTAACTTATATTCACGTTTAACCTCGTGGAAAAGATCGAATATAAATCGACCAGGCATCGGTACGAGTTTCAGTTCATTATCTCCGAGTGCGCTAGATGATAACTTTTTACGCGTGAGTGTACATGTATAATCCCTAAGTTTACTCATTCTATAAAATGCAAGAGGGCAATTATTAACCATACCACGCTCCATAATATACTCTAAATCAAATCCGAAAATATTCCATCCGGTTATAATATCTATATCATGGTTATTGAGATATTCACTAAAACCCATCAGAAGATCGCGCTCGGACTTGTAACTCACGATGGAGCACCCTTCGATGTTCTTATCAGTCTCCTTATAACATAAACATGTCTTGTCGTACGGTTCATCTTCACCGAAACGTAAGAGTGAGATAGCTATTTGAAAACACGCGTCACCGTGCACAGAGGGACTAGGGAACTTCCCAGTGGAGCTATAACACTCGATATCAAGCGACGCTATGACAAAGGGTGCAATATCCGTCGTATCAAATGGTTTCAATTGTCGCCAATCGTTACACTGTAAATCGATTTCAGCTTTTGTATGATACGCACGGTCACATGTATTAGTCGTATCAACCCATCCAGTAGACTGAATACCCGTGCGGTGCATGAGACGCAGTACAGGATCGAGATTAGCCTCAAATATTTTTAATTTATTAGATAGTCCAGTCACGTGTTTGCGTAAACGGTTACTTATATGACGCCTTGACGTGAGATTTTGACAGTGAATTTGTAAAAAGAAACTCATCGCCCCATTTTGAAATCCTTCCATATCCTTTGCTTCCACTACATCCATGCTAACAATGTCTGGACACGTTCGTTTAACGTATTGAATGACAGAGTTTGGTGTCATAGTCCCTGGAACTTTCACAAAAAAATAAGGTATAAATTTAGTTGTTACACAGACGGATTCACCTTTAATCGTCTTACCGAAAATACGAATATTATGATCTTCACCTTCATCGCGAGCGTCCCAGGTGAGAACCTGAAATTGTACCATCCTACTTACTAAGTTATAGAGCTAAAATTTTAATATCGTTTATTAATAAATGTCTGCTGCGTTGA